TATATATGTCATCTTTAATTATATTTATTAACACTTTCTCTGAACCAGGTTTCAAACTCATCAAGCGTTTTTCTTGTGTCAAACTCTCTTGATCTCGCTTTTGCTTTTCTTGAGGCCCATGAATAGGTTTTTTTATCATCCAACTTTGTAATGGCTTCAACCCAATCTTTGACATTGTTTCTATCTTTAATATAAATACCTGCCTTATCACAATTCTCTTTCAACCCAGGTGTATCAGTACAAATTACCGGAATCCCACTACACATCGCCTCTGTTGCTGTCCTGCCCCAACTCTCATACTTTGATGGCATGAGAAGTATCCTTGTCTTTGCGTACCATTTCTTTATATCTGGCGAATTAGGCACATAAGTTACATTTGGTAGGTTTGAAGTTATCTGCTCATCGTATGACCCTAAAACCCCTAAAAATGACTTGTGTGGCATTGCTCTTGCAATCTCGCCAAATATCTTTCCCCCCTTGTTCTCGTTTAAGTTTATTAAAGTTATATATTCAGACTTCTCAGGTTCATTCTCTAAGTCATAGTAATTGTAGTCTACTGGCGGAGTCACTATAAAATTACTAAAATTATAGTTCAAAAGTTCTTTTAACCATAAAGAATTGTATATTATGTGCTGATTTTTCTCTGCATCAACAATCTCCGGATATAAATGACTATTGTGTATCAGATGAAAAACAGGCTTTTTATACATCTTTGCTGCATGAATTGTCCATCTTGTGTAATCCAAATGAGTAAACACAGCGTGTGACCACCTCATTAAATTCTCAATTACATTTGCATTTGGAGGAAATACATCAATGCCATCAAAAACATAATTATCCCTAATCTTGTACTTATTCGCATCATGTAAAAGAACTCTAACATTGTGACCCTTTGCTTGAAGGTCTTTTAGCATAAAGTGTATCATCCATTCCGCACCGCAATTATGCTCTGGAGGGTAAAGATGCACAGAAGCAACTATATTCATAATTTTAGTATTATATCCGCACCAACTATCTCGCCTTTGTAGTGTGGATATTTTATTAGTAAATCAGTATAAAAATTATCACTTATATAGTGATTCTCAAATTTAAGTTCTTTTACCTTATACTTATCTAAATCAATCGTATTTAATATCCTCTCATCACATCCCTCTGTATCAATCTGCAAATAATGTATATTTTTTATATCAAACCAATTGCAGTATTGGTCAAATGTTATAGCACTAATTATGATTGTCTCAATTATGCTCTTGGGTAATTCTTTTAAGTACCTATTCAATGGTTCACCATTCTCAACAAGTGAACTGCATCCATCTAAAAATGCTGAGTCTTTTGAAATCCACTCTGGCTTTACATAAGCCATCTCAACACTTCCATCAGTGTCTGATATAAAAAAGTTTGATGCCTTTGCGTTTGATAGTTGATTTACGTTTTCTTTCAGCTTATTAAAGTAGTGTGGTATTGGCTCAATAAAATATGCTTGATAGTCAGTCTCATCTTTTAGTCTATCAAAGATATTGTCATGGCTGATGCCATCCATTGCGCCAATAATCACATAATTTTTCATTTATATCAATTTAGCTGCCGAGTCATCAAATATTCTGGTGTAGTCTACATAACCATTCCACAATTCGCTTTGATGTGGATTTTGCCAAGCTATCATTGGTTTAATTATATAAGTATTTCCTCTTGGGTGAATATTAGTCTTTAACCAATCATCAAACATTATGCTTGTATCAGTATATTCCTTGCACAATTCCTTTGGGTTGTTATACATAACAGCGTGAGTAGTCCATGCCCCAAATGTCTTGTAAAGGTTCTCACTATACTTCTCAATATGGTCAACCAGATTCGCCCCAAGATAGCATAGCTCCCAATCACTTGGTAGCTGAGAAATGGCCTCCTTAAAATGACTCAAATCCCTTATTTCAACATCATCTTCAAAGAGCAATAGTACACCATCTGTACTTTGCATTATTTTCTGCATTGATAGGTTGAATGATGTCTTTGGGTTTTCATGTGGAATAGCATAAACAACCTCACCACTAAATGAGTTCCTATGCATCTCTTTCAATGCACTATCAAGCATTTTTGAATTGTTAGTAGATAGTATTTTTACTTCCATAGTACAAAGTTAAAAAAAGGGGCGATAAGAATACCGCCCCCCAAAATATACACTTTAAAAAAACAACACTTTAGATTGCACCGTATACGGCAGCAGTCGGCTGGAACTGAAGAAGTTCACAACGAGCCTCGCAACGGAAAGTAATCAAGTTCTTGATGAAGTCATCCTGATCAAACTCAGTAGAACGTACATTCAAACCAGATTGTTGAGCAATGGCAAACTTGGTAGTATCCATTACATACATCCTTGAAGCAGTTACCAAAGAATGAGGAACAACAGGAATACCAAGGATTCTTACATTACCATTGTTGTCAATAACCATTCCACCAGGAAGTGAATAATCAGCAGGCTTGGTTTTCAACAAAGCAGCCCAACCGGCATGAGTAATCAAAGAAAGATTAGGCATCCAGTTCAAAGCACCCAACTGAGCAACATAATCAATGAACTTCTCAGCAGTGTTAGAACCAGAAGAAGAACCTGCGGTTGCAGAAGATGCGATTGCATTAAGATAATAAGTATCTTCTGCCTTTTGGAAATCTTCAATCAAAGACTGCTGAAGGTATGCTTGCAAGAATGGCAAATCATCAATCATCTGACGGCTTACTTTAGCGTAACCTGCGATGAAAGAAAGGGCAGTGTTTACAACTGTTACATCGTAATCAACTTGAGGCTTACCATTTCCTTCAGTTTGCTTACCGAAAGAACCTTCACCTACTGGAGTGTTACCACGAGGGAAAGAAACAGAACCGGTAGAAACGGGGATGATGTTGAATACAGAACGCAGATGTGGGTTTACATAAGACCTCAAATATGCATTGTCAACATAAGATGTGTAAACAGAACCAGTCAGGTTAGTACCGATGGTCATTGTTTGTACAGCTTTGGCATCCATTTCGTAGTTGAAACCTTTACCATTGCCACGAGCAGCAGCTTTAATATCGTTCCATCCTTTCTCAACAGCATTACCAATCTCGTTCTTAATGTTCATGATATGCTCACCATAAGAAGTTGCTACTTTAGCAGTTTCTTTAGCTTGCAACTTTCCAAAAGCAGCTTTAGCTTCAAGAACTTCGTTCCTTGCTTCAGCAGCAGTCTTGTTAGCTTTAACCAACTCCTCGTTGATTTGCTCAATCCTTGTTTCAAAAGCCTTTGCAGCCTTCTCTGTGTTTACGGCTACTTCAGCCTTCTGCTCTGCGAACTTCGCATCAAGAGCAGCTTCAAACTTTTTTAAATCTTCCATTTTACTTTTAATTTAGAATTTTCTTAATATTGATATAAGTGATTGCTCAAGCTCCTCGTTATTCTTTTGCTGCACAGGTGTATTTTCAACTGCCTGTGTGCTACTTGCCTTCTCAATCGCTTGCGCCAATTGTCTGACCTTAATCAGACATAGTTCAATTGTTTCGTCAGTCACATCGCTGTTTCTGATAAACTTCTCAAATGTCTTAATTTGTTCTTGTATCTTAGCACATTCCTCCAAACTTTTTATCCCCAAAATTGGTGTATATTCATTTGCACCCCATGCAGTAAGGCTTGATCCTTCAAAAAGCATCACCTCGTGTATCTCGTTTGCCTCTGCTGCCTTTTGCTCTCTCAAAGTCCTAAATCCAATTGAGTGTTCACCAATCAACCCACTCTCAACCATTTTGATAAAGTCTTGCCCAAGCCTATGGGTTCCAACTTGAGAACGATAGTATAGACCATAGCTATCTTCTTTCAGCTCAACAATCTTACCAAGTGGTTGGCTTGGATCATGGTTGAGCAAATGCTTTACCCTTCCCTTTGCCTCTGGCCCCCAATCTTGGATTGACCTCTTGAACGCACCTGGCATCATTATATCGCCATCAGAGTCAACCATTCCAAATGCAGAAAAATAACCGCTTACCTCGCCTTTCTTTGAGTCAACAT